GGAAGCCCCCTAAGAAGACTATAGCATACATATGGGAGAATGTCAAGTACCTATTTTAAAAGCTTTTTCTTGGTCCGTTGTGCGCGGTACTGGAACTTCGATCTTCCGAGTTTTTTCTGGACGAGTTCGACGAAGCCACTGTTACAAGCATCAAGTGCGTTGTGTTTATGTTTGCCTGCCGCGAACTCACCGACGTGGTAGATGATCACGTCTCCGCGGCTCGTGTTTTGGAGTGCGCTTTCAAAGTCCTCTTTTGCGAGCCTGTTTGAGATATCATAGATCATATGTTTTTTCCTGCTTTTCTTAATGAGACGACGAAGTTGTTAAGTTCTTCGCGGGCTACCCAGAGGTCTTGTTCTACTCTTTCTTTATGGACTGCATTTCGGCGCATTTTATCGTCTTGCAGTTGATCGACTTGGCGTCTCAGCCATTGCAGTTCGTTTTCTTGGAACGGCGTCAGTTGTTTTTCAGAAGTTAGGCTCATAAAATTCTCCCTGTCTTGCCAGATTTTCAAAGTGCCGCAGGCGGCGGTCTGTTTGTGTAGTGTCGAGATTGTCCCATTGTTGATCGGAGATCTCGGCTTTCAGTTTTTTGATCTCTTTGAGAACGTCGATTATGCGTACATCGTCCATCAGTGCATACTGTTCTTGATTGCTTTGTTGAGGAAGTCGGTTGCATCTTCGACGGCTTCCTCTACTATTTCGTGTTTTTCGAGCAGGGCGGTGGTTTGCGCGACGATCAGGGGCCAGACGGGTGTAAGTTTGTATAGGTTCACCATGTTGGCGATTACGGCGCACATATCTGGGACGGTCATTTCTTGCGGACACACATCCAGTATGTTGTTTATGTTTCTTTCCATTTCGTCCATGTCGAGCGTCTCCTTCATTTGGGTTTAATGTTAACCAGAAGTTTAGCTTCAGCAACGGCTTTTTCCAAATAATCTAACATCAAATCTGTTTCGTCTGGCGTAGCTTCAACGATTTCATTAGGCTCGCCTTTCTCTATGCTTATCATACCCTCACCGTTTTCACCTGCTACAACTTCGATGGAGTTGATTATATCTTTTATATTAACCATTATCTTTAACTTTTTAAGCAACTTTTAAAGTTGGCGCGTGATAACCCTTCTTTATTCCATATGCGGGGTGTCCGGCCCAGTAGCCTTCAATCCACTGCCACCATCTGCCGTTAGGAAATTCTTTTGTAGCTTGAAACCATGTATCTTTGTAATGTTCTTTTGCTTTTTTTGGATAACCTCTATTGTAGTGCAGAGGCATTTTTACTGTGCTTTCTTCTTTACCTTCTACAACTACGGGCTCGTCGATGTTCCATGTAATTTTGTGCCAAGCTTCTAAAGAAATACCTTGTTCGCGCTTCATTTGTTTTCTTTGCGCTCTAGTTCCTGCGGCTTTAGACACAACAAAACGAGGATTGTTAATTAATTCAAAAGCACCTGCAACTCCTAAAATTACATTTGACATAAATGTTTTTTTTCCTTCTTCCCAATTTTCTGGGTCATCGTTGCTATCAAAAAATATACCTTTTTCTGAATGATAAGCACCTATTGCCATCGGTGGCACAAATGGTGCAACGGCTGTAATTGAAGTCATTCCATCTTCATAATATTGAGTTAAAAATCCAAGGTTTTGAGGATCTTTTTCACCTAAGTATCTCTCAATTTGAGCAATGCGGACATAGCATAATCTTGAGGACGGTCTTGAAAATTTACTGAACCGCATTTCGGGAAAGAAAATATTATCATACTGATCCCCCCAATCTGTTAACATATCATTAAACTCCTCACCCATGTGATACAGATCACAATGTTTGATATGTTCAACAGCATCTCGAATAGCCATTTTTTCTTTATATGTTTTTGAAAGATCGGGTGTCGATCCAAAGTTGTCCTTTTTTGTTTTGTCATCCCAAAACTTATCGTTATCAACTAAAGATCTATAAATATTCAGAGTATCATCAAGAGTATTAATAAAACCTAAACGATGTCCAATTTTTTCTTCCATCACCACTTACTCCCAAACACTTTTGCAAACACTTCGTCCAACAGACGATCCATTTCTTTAGCGGTCATCACCAACTCCCCGTGTATTCTACATCGCGCCAGAAGCCGTCGTCACGGTCGAGCCAAGCGGCGGCATCACGAAAGATTTTTGCAGTCTTCGCAACCTGTTCCGGTTCTTTGTGGTAAGCGTCAGTCTTAGGGCTATAATCTGCGTCCGGCAATCGCCCTTGCTCCACGGCATCTGCAATTTCCAAAAGTTCTTCTTTGTCTATTGGAAACTGGTGGCGATTTTCGTCGCCGTAGTTGTCACTAATGTAGTAGTGCAAAGCCCAATGCTTGCGCCACTGACCCAAATCCAGTTCTAAGCTGCTAACTTCGTAGCCATCAACTCTCTGACGTTGGTGTTGATTGTAGCAATTTGGGGTAAACTTATGACCGTTTAAATACATATCAAGTCCCATTACGCTCTCCCCTGCCTTGCCATTATTTCTTCAATGCTTTCCCGCAAATCTAAATCGAAGGTTAAAGTTAAGCGCCATTCGTCCGCGAAAGAAAAGTGGGTTGCCATTTGATCGGCCATCTTCCAAGCGTTATGAAGAAATTGGTCAGGATCGGGCCCGCATTCGTAATGTTCCGCTGTAACAGACGTTGACGAGATGACTTCGTTGTCAGCGCCCCGTAGTTTTATTTCTGCTGTCATAGACATTTACATTCTCCCTTAAAACCAGCCGCAAGTCCCATCACGAAATCTCGATTTCAGTTTGCAGACCAAGTGCTTTAATAATATTCATTGCATGTGAAGAATATGTATCGCCAAATATTTGTAGAATATCTTCAGAGCTTAGATCTTCAACGTTCATATATAGTTGACCAAAGAAATTCTTTTTTTGACCACAGTTATGCATCAGGCCCATATACAAAATCATTTCCCCGCTCTTTAAGCGAAACAGGTGCGGTCCCCAATGGGGTTTAAGCATTTTCTTGTCGATACCTTCTAAGTCTCCTAACGTATGTTCTGCGGTTAGTTTGACTGGCAACCCGCCCTTAATATCTAGTGTATAAGTTTCCATTACTTTCTCCTTTAAAACCAGCCGAACGAAACGCCGACTATCCAAACTAAAACAATTATGATTGTGATTGCAAAAATCACATAGTCTTGCCAACTGTTCATTATACCTCCAACTTTTTTATACAGTTTAGAGATAGTATGGGATAATGTCAAGTAATGATCGTAAAAAAGAAAAAACCCTCAATCAGGACACGCGACTGAGGGTTTTAACGATTGAAACATTTGGAGAATGTCTGCGCTATTTATAAGCGACTTTATGGGATACGTCAAGCGTTTTGTCTTTATTTTGTAAATAAACGTCAAACATGATCCTAAGCTGCCCGCTGATCGTTCTTCCGTTGATTACGGAGTGTTCTTTTATTTCCTTGTAGACCTCAATGGGCACAAGGACGCTTTTCCATTTTGTAGTATCCATTGATCTAACCTTTTTTGCGTTTTCACAAAGAGCATATAGGAGTTTATGGGAACTTACAAGAAAAAAGGCGACACTGGGTGGAGTGCCGCCTTTAGTTAGAAGTGGTGCGCGGTGAGCAGTGCGCTGAAAGCCATCCTAAAGAGCTTCCCCCCAGCTTGGACCCACTTCAACATCACATTTGCTAGGTACTTCCAATACTACTGCGTTTATCATAATTTTTGCAATAGTTTCGGCTTCTTTTTTGTCTTTTACCGACATGCAAAGCTCGTCATGCACTTGAAGCATGGGAAGATACCCTTCTTTGTACAAATCGACCATAGCTTTCTTCGTCATGTCCGCGGCGGACGCTTGGATCAGTCTGTTGAGTGCTTTGTAGGTGTAAGCCCGCTTTAAACGGCATGTTTCGCCATATTCTAGGACGGCTTCTTGATATGGCATAGCTTTTGTCATTTCAAAGGAGTCCGGCTCCCAGAGATCAAACCGACACTTGCGCCCAAGGATAGAACTGATTGCGCCGCCACTTGCTTTGCTGTTTAGGCGGTTTGTGACGCCCGTCATCAGTCCTTTCACGAAAGGCACGCGGTCATGGTACTGTTTTACGAGACTTTTGGCTTCTGACGCCTCAATATCTAGTTGATCTGCCAGTTTTGCCACTCCCATACCATACATCATGCCCAAGTTGATGGTTTTGGCTTGTTTTCGAGGGATATCGGCCATTTCGGCAACCATTGTGTGAAAATCCATGTCTGGATCCTCGCGGTAGCTGGTTACAAACTCTTCAACACCTCTTAATGGCACATCACGGCTTTTTCCGTAGACATGGGCGTAGTGAACCAAGATCCGCGGTTCTTGTTGCGAGTAATCTATGGACGCCCACTGTTCTCCTTCTTCTGGAAGGAACAAAGAGCGGATCAGGGGCCCAATTTCGGGATCGCGGGCCGGAATTTGCTGTAAATTGGGATTATTCATAGAAAATCGGCCAGAAACTGTGCCGCCATCGTCTCCGCGTATCTGATTGATGTGCGAATGCACTCTGCCATCGCCGTGACAGAATTTTAGGATGTTATTTATGAAAGTTCCGCTGGTTTTGTTTAAACTACGCGCTTGGACGATAAGTTGCGGTAATTTTTCTGTATGTTCTGTTAAAAATTGCTTTTTGAACGACGGCGCACCCTTTGCTGTCTTTGGATAGGGTATGGAAAGGTCATCAAAGGCTTTTGCAATGGAATTTGCCGCCCAGATCTCTACATCGCGACCAACTAGGGATTTTATCTCTTTGAGGACTAATTTCTCTCTTTTTAGGATCGCGTCGCGTGTTCTTTCGGTTTTGTCCATATCTACGCGGACCCCGCGCCATGTCATGTTAACCAAGCAGGGCAGTAGGTCTAGCTCTAGGTTGACGATATTCCAAAGGTTCTGCTTGCCGATTTCTATTTTTAGGTAATCCCAGAGTTGCAGAGTTACTTCTGCGTCGGTCTGGGCGTAAGGCCCCACATACATAGCGGGCATTTTCCACATGTCGGCCTTGGGATCAAAGCCGAACTCGCTGGCCGCTTGCCGAAGCAGGCTTTCGTTCTTTGCCAGCCCCAGATATTCAAAGGCAAGAGAGTTTAAAGCGTAGGAAAATTTGTTTTCATCTAGCAAGGACGCGACGACCATCGTGTCGATGATCCGGCCATTTATCTCAAAGCCCATGCGCTTGATCCAGCCCATGTCATATTGTGCGTTGTGCATAATCTTGTCAGCGGGACAATCAAAGACTTTCTTGAGCCATCTGTTGACTATCTTCTCATCCAAGTTTCCACCCCCAAGGTGTCTTATGGGGATGTAGCCAGCCCAATCGGCGGTAGCGATGGCATAGCCCACCACTTCGCCGTCCCCAACTGCCCATCCGGGCCCGTTCTTTTTTATGTTGGGGTCTCTTGTTTCTACATCTATGGCAATTGTATTTGCGCCAGTGAGGTCAGGAAGTTCCGCGGGGGGAACCCACTCTGACTTCAGAGAGGGACTAGCTATTTTAAGCTTCATTTATTTAACTTTCTCTTTACTGCTTCGACTTCTCTCAGCATTTCGATATCTATGCCAAGATTGTCTAGTTCTTCGCTTTTTCCAGAAAACTCTCCCCCAAGAGCGGAATAACCGATTTTGTCTAGCCACGAGTCCTCATGGCTTATGGTTTGCAGAAGGCGGGCCGTCTTGACCCAATCCATCATCAAAATAACATGTTGTTCTGTCAGGTAGCCGTGGCTTATCAAAGCCCCGTTCATTATGATATTCCAGCCGTTTGCTATACGACTGTGGTTTTCAAACGCATCGCCGTAGTCCTTGGCGCGTTGTCCGTTGATAAGTTCTTTTGACTTATCTAAAATTTCATCACGTTTCATTTTCTTTCTCCCTTGGATAATAAACTAATACAAAGCTCTCGCATTTAGGGCATGAGAGGTTTGTTACAATAGAATGTTCTTCGTCATCCTCACAATCGTGATCTCCTCCCCAAGTAAGTTCTGTCTTACAGTGCCAACAGTTCATAGGTTATAACTCCTTGTAAAATCTTCTGGTTCAACAATAAACAAGTTCTCTTTAGCACGAGTTACACCAACATAAAAAACACGGTGCATATCGTCTGGGTTGATTGTCATCTGTTCTTCTGAAGCTGGCGAAAGGTCCGTGAACAACACAACGTTGTCCGCTTCTCCTCCCTTTGCCCCGTGGATCGTGGATACTGTAA